ACCAAAGCAGAAAAGATTGCAGAAAGGATATTGTACGAAAAACAACAAAGTGTAAATTAACTATTGACATCTATGGGATAATCCTATAAGATTATCCCATAACAGAAAGAGGATAATATGGAAAACGACAAAACATTTTATATAGTTTACTATTCAAACAAGGATAAGAAACATATAACAAGACGAGGAAAGCACGACGACAAAAGCAGATACGGAACATCTAAAAAAGGTGTACCTTATTATGTTTATTATGACTTAGACGCACATGGTTATAGAACTGCGTCTAAATCTTGGAAAGTTAGACCATGACTTATAACTGGTGTCATGGTCCGAATTGTCATACTATTCAAACACAATCAAGAGTGAGAGGAAGTGGCGATAATAAAGTATTAAGAACTATTAAAATAAAAGACGGTGGAGGTTACAGAACACACGAACGATATAATATGTTTAATTATTTCTGTAATCAAAATTGTTTAATGGATTTTATTAGAACTCATTTACAATCTATAGTTGCCATTGCGCCAAGGCGAGAGGCTCTAGAAACACCGATCAAGGTTAAAAAAGAAAAGTACGAGAGTTATAGATATCAATGGAATAGCAATGATCAACATGAACGAGTACCATATATGGCAACAAGAACTACAATTAAAAGTGTTGACAATGCTTGATCTATCCTATATTATCCCTAGTATGACTACAGACATAAATACAAAAGCATCTGAGTTTAAAATCATTGAAGATAAAAAAGATGAGCCAGATTTAAAATCGGCTCAAGAGTTCGTAGGTGGTTACGTTGAGGGAATTACTTTTCCTAACGGTGATTATCTTATAATCAATGAAGAGGGTAAGTTAATGGGCTTACCTTTAAACCCAGAGGCAACGGCATTATGGAGAGCAACGTTCGATAACGATAACTATGTTACAGGACGTAAAGACTTTGTTGTAGGTCCTGCAATCCTAATAAAAAAAGACGCTCTAAAAATCTGGGCGTCATAACTCTCTGAATGTGTGGGCGCGACTCAAGTGTCGCCCACACACCCCGGGCAATAGAGGTACCAAACGGTTTCCAAAATCCAAAAATTTTTTAATTATTAATTTACATATGTACAAAGGGGTCCCACAACCTACGGTTATATTGCTTGATTTTCATGGTCAATACCGATAAATTCATTTTGAGTTAAAAACAAACATGTAAAAAAATTTTACAAAAAATTTTTCAAATGCAAAAACTAAATATAGATAAGATAAATAAGCTACCTCCCGATATTAGAAAAAGAGTTAAAAAATTATTTTTTTCAATTAAAGAGGAAGACAAGAAAGAGAAAGCACAGAATGATTTTTTAGAGTTTACTAAAAGAATGTGGCCTGATTTTATTGAAGGTGAACACCATAAAATTATTTCACAAAAATTTAATGATCTTGCAAATGGTAAAATAAAAAGATTAATTGTAAATATGCCACCAAGACATACGAAGTCTGAGTTCGCTTCAACCCTGTTGCCTGCTTGGATGATCGGGCAAAATCCAAAACTAAAAATTATACAGACGACCCACACCGGCGAACTAGCAGTTAGATTCGGTCGTAAAGCAAAAACCTTGATTGATTCACCGGAGTATCAACAAGTATTTAAAACAAGACTAAGGGAAGACTCGCAAGCCGCCGGTCGCTGGGAAACAGCTCAAGGTGGCGAATACTTTGCTGCAGGTGTCGGCGGAGCTATAACAGGAAGGGGTGCAGATTTATTAATTATAGATGATCCGCACTCGGAACAAGATGCCCTCAACATGGGTGCATTAGAAAAAGCATACGAGTGGTATACTTCAGGACCACGACAACGTTTACAACCAGGTGGAAAAATAGTTTGCGTTATGACTAGATGGAACGTAAAAGACCTGACTGGAATTCTTATAAAGAACCAAACAGAACCCAAATCTGATCAATGGGAGTTGGTAGAGTTTCCGGCAATTATGCCGAGTGGTAAACCTGTATGGCCGGAATATTGGAAGCTAAGCGAACTGGAATCAGTTAAAGCATCCTTATCACTTGGCAAATGGAATGCACAATGGATGCAAAACCCAACATCTGAAGAAGGAGCTATTTTAAAAAGAGAATGGTGGAACAATTGGGATAAGGATCATATTCCAAGATTAGATCATGTTATACAATCATATGACACCGCTTTTATGAAAAAAGAATCTGCAGATTTTAGTGCTATTACTACGTGGGGTATATTTAGATTAAATGAAGATGGACCGCCACAAATGATATTATTAGACGCTATCAAAGAACGATTAGAATTTCCTGACTTACGTAGACTTGCAAAAGAACAGTATGATTATTGGGAACCAGAAACTGTATTGATTGAGTCTAAAGCATCGGGTTTACCACTTACATACGAACTTAGAAACATGGGTATACCAGTTGTTAATTTTACGCCGTCAAAAGGTAATGACAAACACACCCGAGTTAATTCTGTTGCACCTTTATTTGAAAGTGGTAATATATGGGCACCTTTAAACAAACAGTTCGCTCAAGAGGTTGTAGAAGAGTGCGCTGCATTTCCATACGGAGATCATGATGACTTAGTTGATAGTACAACTCAAGCTGTTATGAGATTTAGACAGGGTGGATTAATTAGTCACCCAGAAGATTATGAGGATGAAAAACGTATAAAAACAAAGTATAAATATTATTGGTAAACTATGAATGCAATGATAAAATTTTTACAGGCGGTTAGAAGACTAGCAGAGCTTGGTGTAAAAAAAGAGGACATTATAAAATTTGGTAAAATAGAGTTTGGTGAAATAACTGAACTACTTTCTAAACAAGTGGATGACATCTACAAAAGATTTTACAAAGACAAAGGTGGCAGTATTTTTAAAGACAAAAGTAAAAGTAAAACAGGAGAATTTTTTGGATTTAAAAATTTTCCTAAAAAAGCTGAAAAGAAAAAAGGTGAAGTAGTAGATATTAAAACTGGAAAAAAATTAGACGTTACACCTACTGAAAAAAACACTAGGGACATGATGAGAGGTGATGTAACTGGTGAAGGTATTGCTAGCCTTACAGAAAAAGAAATGGTTGAAAGTGCTTTAAAAAAAATAGCTAATAGAAAAAGATTAGGAACAAGATCACAAGAATCAAATATTAGAACTGCTGTTAGAGAGTTTTTAGAGAGAAGAATAAAAGATGGATCACTTACAATACCTGATAAAAAAGACTTAGATGCAATAACGGGAGTTAAACAAGGGGGCGTTGATCCAATTGACGTATTTAGAAAAGCGTATGGTGAAGATGCAATTGGTGTTGTTGCAAGAATAGAGGATGAATTTCCAAATGCATTTAGAGGAGATAGCTTTAAAGAAATAGGAGATAATTTTGAAAAATTATTTAAATTAGACAAAGAAAATATTTCTAGTGAACTACCTACACCTAAAAAAAATTATGGATATGATGAAGGATTAATGACTGATAAACAGTTAAAAGAAATGTTAGAAAAAGATTTAAAAGAAAAAGAAATGTTGGAAGACTTTAATCCAACTGACAGAGAGCCAAATGCAACAGGTGGATTAACAAGAACAAGTTATGCTATGGGTAAAGGTCCGGTATTACCAAGTGATGAAGATCCAATAAATCCTTTTCAACCAAAACCCATAGGCCCCGTGTTGCCTGACAAAAGTATGATGGCTAGTGGTTATGGCAGCTACAAAGATTTTATAGAATCAACGGGTGACGAGGAACTTATGGATCTTTACCTGGAAGGTTTAAATGCAGGAGACTTTACAAAGTTATTTGAGGCATTAAGAAGAAAAGGTTATTCAGGTAGAGATGACATTGCAACCGGCGGCAGGGTTCAAGCGGCAAGCGGCGGGCTTGCTTATATATTAAAGGTATAATGAAGATTCACGAATATAACGAGATGATGGCGTACCTGTTGCGACCAGAGTCTAGACAACAATTAGTTCAAGGCGGAGCTGCAGGTCAACCTAGTATAATTACAAATCTTAAATTTCAAAATAAAGTTAAAAACTTAGTTAACAAAGGTTTTTCTACTGTGGAAATAGCAGATGAATTAAACTCTAGTCCAACAAACATTAGAAGAGTTAGAGCATTACTTAATTTACAAGGAAAACCAGGAGTTGAAGAAAGACTTAGTTTTGATGATCTTAATAAGGACGGTGAGTTTGAAAAATTTTTCAAAGAATATTTAGAAAAAGAATCTAAAATAGAAGTAGCCGGTAGAACAAGAGGTAGTAGTCTTTGGCCAATTGTACAAGAAGCTTTAAAAACAGTTCCTAAAAATGCATCATTAAAAGAAAAATATAACGCTATAAAAAATTTTGATAAAAGAGATTCTGAGTATGGTTACAGTGGAAATAATAAAATAGGAAAACGTTTAGGAGCTGCAATAAATGCATCTTTTAGAGATGCTGAAAAAGGTCTTGGTCAATTAAACATAAAACAATTAGCTGATGCAATTCCTGCTTATTCTTACAAAACTCTTCAAGGTATTTTTGGTAGTGCAAAAAAAGATCCAGAAAAATTTAAAGGAAAAGCAAAACAAAATATTATAAATTCAAAAATGTTTGTTAATAAATTAAAAGACTTAGGTGTAAAAATAACTCAAGGAGATATTGAGCAAAGAAAAGTGGAACGTTTAGGTTCTGGTAAGTCATATTTGTTTGAACCATTAACAGAGAATGTTAAAGAAAAATTAAAACAATTAAAACCATTAAGAACTGTTCAATCTGATTATGATAATCTTAAATTTAGAAGATTAGTGGAAGCTTTTTCTAGAGCCTCTGAAGATTACAAAAAATTTGGTTTTTCAAAAGATGCTGCAGTTTTAAAAAGTGCTGCTAACAGTTTAAATTTAGCTATGATAGAAGAGTTTACAAGTAAACCTCTTGGAGATTTTACAGGGAAACCTAATATAAATATATTAGATAAGGCAATGTCTAAAAATGACGTTTTACAATTAAAACAATTTATTGAAGATAATCCTAGAATTAAAAATGTTCTTTCAATAACTTTTGATCCGTCAGGAAAAAACGGAACTTATTTTAAACCAAGAGACTTAGATAAATTATCTGGTGGTCAATTGCTTAAAGATGTATTAGTAGAAAGAGACCATATTTTTCCTGTAAAAGAAGTTTCTGTTTTAGAAAAACCAACAAAAACTAAAATTGGTAAACTTGGACCTGGAGGTGCATTAGCTGAAACACCTTTTAATAAAGTTTTAACTACAGGTTATTTTAATAATTCTTTAAGAAATAATATCCAAAATTTTTTAAATTCTGGAGCAATAAAACCAAACGCTATAAAACAAATTAATAATACTTTAAAAGGATTAGATACAACTATTTATCATAATGGTAATTATTATGGTGGAAAAATAACACCTTCTATTGAAAAACAAATTAATAGATTAGGTTTTGATAAATTTGACATACAAGAAGATGTAGTAAAAAATATTAAAGAACAAGATGCAGCAATTAAAAAATTAAAAAATCAAAAGTTTTCAGACTCTGCCATTATAAAAGCAGTTTCAAAATCTAAATTAAGTGCAAACCCATTCTTTGACCCTAAAAATATTTTAACAGGACTTGGTGATGTTGCCAGAGTCTTGAGCACACCAACAGTTGCTGCAACTTTTGCTGGTACAAAGATAAAAGAAAATTTAGAAAAAGGTGAAAGTCTACTTGAAGCATTTGCAGATGTAGAAGTTGGAACAAATTTATTATATCCAGAACTTGCAAAAAGAACTGTAGGTCAAATAGCACCTAGAGGCACAGGTATTTTATCTACAATTGGTAGAGTAGCAGCAAATCCATTTTTTAGAGCAGCAAGAGCTTTTACACCTGTTGGTGCAGGTTTGACTGCAATAGGTTTAGGAAAAGATGCGTATGAAAGATACCAAGAGTTAGAAGCTATGTCACCAGCAGAGAGAGAAGAGCTTGCAAAAGAAAGAGATGAGTTTTCTTTCGGAGAGTTTTCAGGTGCATAATGATAGGTAAAAAGTCAGGACCACCACCAAAATCAGGACCAACACCACAGGGGTTGAATATTAATTATAATACTGGTAAGACAGTAAAACTGGAGAAAATGAATGGCAGACAATATAGACAAGGCCTTACCCAACGAGGTAAGAAAAGAAATAAATATTCCTAGCCCTGAAGAAATACAGGTCGAGTTAGAAAAAGATACACCAGAACAACCAATAGATATTCAACCAAATGAAGATGGGAGTGTTGATGTAAATTTTGATCCATCTGCAGCTAATCAAGAACAAGGTAATGATCACTTTGCAAATCTTGCAGAATTATTACCAGATGAAGTATTACACACAATTGGCAGTGAGTTATATGATAACTACCAAGATTATAAAAATTCTAGAAAAGATTGGGAAACTTCTTATACAAAAGGTTTAGATCTTTTAGGATTTAAATACGAAGAAAGCTCAGAACCATTTAGAGGAGCTTCAGGTGCAACTCACCCAGTTTTAGCTGAAGCTGTTACTCAGTTTCAATCTTTAGCATATAAAGAACTACTACCCTCTCAAGGTCCAGTTAGAACACAGGTTGTTGGACTACCAACTCCAGACAAAGAACAACAATCTATAAGAGTAAAAGAATTTATGAATTACCAAATCATGAATGATATGAAAGAATATGAATCTGAATTTGATCAGATGTTATTTTATTTACCTCTAGCTGGATCTACATTTAAAAAAATTTACTACGACGAAATTATGCAAAGAACAGTTTCTAAATTTGTTCCTGCGGATGATTTAATTGTTCCGTACACAGCTACCTCATTGGATGATGCGGAAACAATTATTCATGTAGTTAGAATTTCAGAAAACGATTTAAGAAAACAACAAGTTGGTGGTTTTTATAGAGATATCGAGTTAAGCCCAGGTCAAGAAAATGAAACGGAAGCACAGAAAAAAGAAAGAGAACTAGAGGGTGTAAGCAGAGGTAGGAATCAAAAAATGTTTACTCTTTTAGAGTGTCATGCAAATTTAGATATTGATGGTTTTGAAGATTCAGACATTGAAGGAGAACCAACAGGAATTAAATTACCTTACATTGTAACTATAGAAGAATCATCAAGAGAAGTTTTATCTATTAGAAGAAACTATGAAGTAGGTGATGTTAAAAAAACTAGAATACAATATTTTGTACATTTTAAATTTTTACCAGGTTTAGGTTTTTATGGTTTTGGTTTAATTCATATGATTGGTGGATTATCAAGATCAGCAACTGTTGCATTAAGATCGCTCCTTGACGCCGGAACCCTGTCTAATTTACCAGCAGGATTCAAGATGCGTGGTATCAAGATGCGAGACGAAGCACAACCTATTCAACCTGGAGAGTTTAGAGATGTAGATGCACCAGGTGGTAATCTACGAGATGCATTTATGCCTTTACCATTTAAAGAACCATCAACAACATTATTACAATTGATGAGTGTTGTAGTTGGTGCAGGGCAAAGATTTGCATCTATTGCAGATATGCAAGTAGGCGAAGGTAATCAAAACGCTGCAGTCGGAACTACTGTTGCTATGTTAGAAAGAGGATCTAGAACAATGTCAGCAATTCATAAAAGATTATATGCTTCTATGAAACGTGAGTTTGGTTTAATGGCAAGAGTTTTTAAACTTTACTTACCTCCAGTTTACCCTTATGATGTTGTTGGCGGTCAAAGACAAATCATGCAAAGTGATTTCGATGACCGCATAGATATATTGCCGGTTGCAGACCCGAATATATTTTCTCAAACACAGCGGATATCACTCGCTCAAACGGAAATGCAACTGGCAGCTTCTAATCCTGCAATTCATAACCAATACGAAGTTTACAGAAATATGTATGAAGCTTTAGGTGTAAAAGATATTGATTTAATTTTAAAAAAACCAGAAAAACCAATGCCAAAAGACCCAGCGCTAGAACATATCGATGCTTTAGCTGGTAAACCGTTCCAAGCTTTTCCCGGACAGGATCACAGATCACATATTACAGCGCATTTAAATTTTATGGAGACAAATATGGTGAAAAATGCACCAATAGTTGGAGCTGCAATACAAAAAAACATACTTGAACACATAAGTTTGATGGCACAAGAGCAAATTGAGTTAGAATTTAGAGAGGAATTACCACAAATAGCACAAATGCAACGGGTAGCGATGCAAAATCCACAAATTCAACAACAAATGAGGATGTTACAAGAGAAAGTTGAAGCTAGAAAAGCAGTTTTAATTGCTGACATGATGGATGAGTACGCAAAAGAAGAGAAAAAAATAACTTCACAGTTTGATAATGATCCAATTGCTAAATTAAGAGCAAGAGAATTAGATTTACAAGCTAAAGAAAATGATAGAAAAGAAAAAGAAGGCAAAGAGAGATTAAATTTAGATAGAATGAGAGCTATGATGAGCGATCAAAACCAAGATGAGAAGTTAAAACAAAATGAAGAGCTTGCAAAAATGAGAGCGGATACTTCTATTCAAAAAACTATCTTAAGTAAAACAATACCGTCAACAGATAAAGTGCCTGACGCTGTATCAATCATAAGAAAAGGATAATATGTGGTTATCAGCAATTAAATTAGCAATGTCTACGGGAAGTAAAATTTATGCTAACCGTCAAAGAACAAAACAAGCTATGTCTGATGCACAATTAATGCATGCAGAAAAAATGGCCCGAGGTGAGGAGGCTTACCAGGGAAAATTACTAGAAAGCCGACAATCGGACTGGAAGGACGAGGCAGTTTTAATAATTTTGTCGTTGCCCGTGGTAATTTTAGCCTGGGCAGTGATATCGGACGATCCGACTGCTATGGATAAGGTAACATTATTCTTTGAGATGTTTTCAGAACTTCCGAAATGGTTCACAAATCTTTGGATCCTTGTCGTGGCGAGTATTTATGGTATAAAGGGAACGCAAATTTTTAAAAACGGAGGAAATAAAAATGGCAAATAGATTATACAACAAACAAGTATCACCTAAAGGATATAAAATGGGTGGAAGAGTAAAAAAAATGGGTGGCGGAATGATGAAAAAAAGATCCATGTTGAAAGATGGTACCTTAAAACCTGTAGATCCTAAAAAACAAAAAGGTTTATCAAAATTACCTAAAAGTGTAAGAAATAAAATGGGCTTTATGAAAAAAGGCGGCAAGGTAAAATAATGGCTGGTAGAGGTTTGTACGCAAACATAGCAGCTAAAAAAAGAAGGATTGCTGCTGGCTCTGGAGAGAAGATGAGAAAAAAAGGAGCTAAAGGTTCACCGACTGCAGCTAACTTTAGAAGAGCTGCACAAACAGCGAGGAAAAGATAATGACTAAACTATGTCCTAGAGGTAAAGCCGCAGCGAAGCGAAAATTTAAAGTGTATCCGTCAGCATATGCTAACGCCTACGCTTCTAAAATTTGTGCTGGTAAAATTAAAGATCCATCTGGTGTAAAAAGAAAAGATTTTAGAGGTCCTAAAAAAGCTGAAGGTGGTAGAATATATCAAGCTGGCGGTGGACTTACTGAAGCTACACAGAGACTAAGAAGACAGGGTTTAGGTATGGGTGGTAAAGCTTGCATACAAATAAAAGGTTTTGGTAAAGCACGAAGACCAAGAGGGTAGCCATGGCTAAGAACGGTCTAGATAAATGGTTCAAACAGAAATGGGTGGACATTGGAAGTAAAAAGAAAGATGGTTCTTTTTCAAAATGCGGTCGTTCTAAACAGAAAGCAGATGCAAAACGTAAATACCCAAAATGTGTTCCACTAGCTAAAGCAAGAGGAATGTCAGAGGGACAAAGACGTTCAGCAGTAAAAAGAAAAAGAGCAGTTGCACAAGGTGTTGGTGGTAAACCAACAAATGTAAAAACTTTTACTAAAAGAACTAAAGCAGCATCAGGTTATGCTGCTGGATACATGGGTAAAAGTATAAAAAGTGATTATGGTGGAGTTACTTTATCAAATCCATCTTATCTTAAATATTATAAAGGCATGATCTAATGAGAGCGTATTACTCAAAAGGTACAATGCCAGCGAGAAATAAAAAAAACTTTAGACCTACAAAGTCTGGAGCAGGAATGACACGAGCCGGGGTCAAAGCCTACAGAAGATTAAATCCTGGCTCTAAACTAAAAACAGCCGTGACTGGTAAAGTGAAACCAGGATCAAAAGCTGCTAAACGTAGAAAATCATACTGCGCAAGATCACTAGGTCAGCTCAAAAGAGCTTCAGCAAAAACTCGTAACGATCCGAACTCACGTATCCGTCAGGCAAGAAGGAGATGGAAATGTTAAAAAAACAAAAGATTAAAAAAGTAATCAAAGGTTTGACAAAAGCATCTAAGACACATGCTAAACAAGCTAAAACATTAAAAGGAGTTATCAATGGCGGATCCAAAAAAGGGAACGGGAAAAAAACCTAAAGGTTCAGGACGAAGATTGTATACGGATGAAAATCCAAGAGATACAGTTAAGATAAAATTTGCAACACCTGCAGATGCAAGGGCGACTGTTGCAAAAGTAAAACGTATTAGCAAACCATTTGCTAGAAAAATACAAATATTAACTGTTGGAGAACAGCGTGCCAAAGTTATGAAAAAAAATCAAGTCGCTGCTATATTTAAGAAAGGAAAGGAGTCAATAAGAAATGCGAAGAGCAATACTAGAAGCACTTAGAGCTAGATACGAAGCAGAGATTGCAGAAGCAGATGCTACAATAAATATTTATCTTAATAATTCAGTTGGTATTGGAGAACATCCACAACACATTGACGAGATAAATAAACAAGTAGAAAAAATAGCTAATGCAAAAGAAAAAATAGATGTTTTAGAGGAGTTTGAACCAGAGAGAGGAGCGGTATTATAATGGAAGATGGACTAGTAATAGTATCTAAAATACAAAAAATAGTGAGAGAAAACCTTCAACGAATTGGTGATACGTTAATTAGTGGAGGTGTTGACAATATGGAAAAATATCAGTATATGTTAGGACAAGCGCGTACATATCAGTATTTGTTACAGGAAATCTCTAACCTGCTAGATAATAAGGAGCAAAAAGATGAAAAAGGAACAGTTATCGACCTCAACAACAGAGGAACCTAAAGTTAAACTGGCTTTAGAAGAAAAGTATAACGAAGAAGATAAAAAACAAAATCAAAAACAAGCAGATCTTTCAAAAAAAGAATCATCTAAATTACCGAATCCAACAGGATGGAGAATTTTAATTTTACCATTTAAAATGAAAGAAAAAACTAAAGGTGGACTTTATTTAGGTCAAGACACATTAGAAAGACAACAAATAGGTTCTAATTGTGGAATGGTTTTAAACATGGGTTCTCAATGTTATGATAAAGAGAGATATCCAGAAGGGCCTTGGTGTAAAAAAGGTGACTGGGTTATTTATGCTAGATATGCTGGATCAAGAATACAGATCGATGGCGGGGAAGTTAGATTGTTAAATGATGATGAAATTTTAGCAACCATCGAAAATCCCGAAGATATATTTCATCAGTATTAAAACATAGAAGGAGAAAACTATGCCAGAAGATAAAAAACTAAACACAGAAGACAGAGAAATGGTCGACATAGATACTTCAGGGCCTGAAGTAGAAGTAGATATTTCTGATAAGAAAGATGACAAACGAACATATGAGAAAGAAAAAGATCATGGAACAGATATTTCATTTGAAAATGAAAGGGAAACTAAAGTAGAAGAAAACGAACCAAAGGAAGAAGTAAAAGTTGAAGAAAAACAAGAAGAGAAACAAGAAACAGTAGAGAAGAAAAAAGAATTAGAAGATTATAGTGAAGGTGTTCAAAAAAGAATTGCTAAGCTAACTAAAAAAATGCGTGAAGCAGAAAGACAAAAAGAAGCTGCTTTAGAGTACGCAAAAAAAGTTATGGCTGATCAACAAAATTTGAAAACTAAACTAAATACAATAGAACCTAATTATGTAACAGCAATGGAAGGCAGAGTAGTTTCAGGATTACAAGCTGCTCAAGCTCAATTAACAAGAGCAAGAGAAGCTGGAGACATAGCTGCTGAAGTTGAGGCACAAAAAATGATTGCAAAATTAGGCGTTGAAGAAGCAAGAGTAGCTAATTTAAAAAAAGCATCAGAAGTTAAAAAAGAAGAACCTGCTGTTAAAACTTTAGAAGAAGCTATTAAACCAAAAGCTATTTCAACGGATCCAAAAGCTGAAGCATGGGCTGAAAAAAACCCTTGGTTTGGAACAGACAATGCTATGACTTATACAGCTTTTGATTTACACAAAAAACTAACCGAGGAAGAGGGTTTTGACGCTAATACTAATGAATACTATTCTGAAATAGATAAACGTATGAGACTTGACTTCCCGCATAAATTTGGTAATAATGAGACAACGGAAACGACTAAACCTACACAAACAGTAGCTTCAGCAAAGCGAAGTGTGAATACTAGTCGCAAAACAGTGAGACTCACGCCGTCTCAAGTAACAATTGCTAAAAAATTAGGTGTGCCACTTGAACTTTATGCGAAACAATTAAATATCACGAAGGAGAGATAAGCATATGACAAATAAAAAAATAGACTCCCGTGCGAGCCAAACAAAAGTTAAACAACAGAAAAAAGTTTGGGCTCCACCATCATCTTTAGATGCACCACCTGCACCGGATGGTTATAAGCATAGGTGGATAAGAGCTGAATCGATGGGTTTTGATGACTCATCAAATATGTCAGCCAAGTTGAGATCAGGATTTGAATTAGTGAGAGCTGATGAATATTCTGAAGTAGACTATCCAACAGTGCAAGACGGTAAATACAAGGGGGTGATCGGAGTTGGCGGCCTTTTGCTGGCAAGGATACCGAATGAAGTTGTTAAGTCGCGCGAAGAGTATTTTAAAAAACAAACTCAAGATCGAAATGACGCGATAGATAATGACTTGATGAAGGAACAGCATCCAAGTATGCCGATCAATAATGATCGACAGACTCGTGTAACCTTCGGTGGTAACAAGAAAAGTTAATTTTTTAACAATTTGAAACCAACGATTTAATTAAACCGTACCGGAAGCCCCTCGGGGCAGGTACATAAGGAGATAAAACTATGGCTAACAAAGACGCAGCGTTCGGTTTCAAACCTACAAGACATCTTACAGGTGGAAAAATCAGAACGGAAGAATATGCTATAGCGGCAAACCACGGAAACAGTATTTTTACTGGACAAGTGGTTGAAGCAGTAGCAGCGGGTGGCATTGAACCAGCAGCAGCCGGAGACACACAACAATTAGGTGTTTTCGCTGGTGTTTTTTTCACTGATCCATCAACAAGCAAACCAACCTTTAAAGCTTTTTATCCAGCAAGCACAAATGCTTCTGATATTAAAGCTTCAGTGCATGTAGATCCATACATTGTGTATGAAGTACAGCATGATGGTACTGGAACAGCGGCGATGAATAACTCAGCTTTTGATTTTACAGGAGTAGCAGGAAGTACTATTAATGGACAATCAACTTCAGAGTTAGATACATCAACTTCTGGAACATCAGGTGGTTTCAAACAAATCGGTATATCAAAAGACCCGGACAACAGTGATACTAGTTCAGCAAATGCAAATGCATATGTTGTATTCAACACTGGTGAACATGTCTTTAAATTAACAACAGGCGTATAATAGAATAGGAGATAAATTATGGCTATATCACGATCACAACTAGTTAAAGAACTAGAGCCAGGATTGAACGCCCT